ATTGGTATATTTAGCACCACCTACACACCAAGCATAATAATTTTCGATGTCCTTGTTGTATTGGATTACATCTCTATCATCAACAAGAAAGTCGCTTGATGCAGGATTAGAAGGGTTTCCTCCGTTTGCAAACCATTTAGCTGTACCAAGTGCTGTTCCAGCCTTACTGGTTGTGCCAGCCGTATAGTGTAACGCTATATATTTTATAATTCTCTTTGGCACATAAGTCAAAGAGGTTGTACTATAACAAGGCTTAATGTTTAATGCCATAATTATCACTCCTTTACATATTACTATTGATCTCGCCGTTCATTATTTGATTAGCAAGTTCAACTTTTTTGTTATCGATATTTCCTATCTGCTTGCTGATTTTGATTACATTCTCAGCCTTTGCTTTATTTGCATAGAACCCACTATGAACTGCCAGCTCTGAGAAGGCTGAAGTACAAATAACAGAAAGGGGAGATAGGTCTGTCAAACCCAATCTCCCACTCAAGGCAATCAATGTCAAAGAAGAAATCACAACAAAGATAACCAAAATAATGTTTAGTATATAAATCTTCTTAGAAAATTCCATCTTACGCTTTTTCATTATGTACTCACCTTCACCGCAAATTGATGTCCGCCTTGTCCGAAAAATCTGTAGATATCTCCATTGAAATCAACGAAATAATCCGTATAACTTGACGACGGTGATGCAACTACAAGATATAATCCGTCAATCCTATTTCCTGCGAGGAAATCGCACATAGGTACAATATAATGCTGGTAAGAGGCATTGGTTCTGGCAACATAATTCATATATCCTGTTGATCCCGATGAATTGGTAATAATATACTGGCTATTCCAGCACCAAAACAGTACAGGATTTCCATTTGTATCTTTTGTAATGATATGAAATTCTTTTTCACCATATTTAAATGCAAAGATTTTATCATTTTTCAAAATAACATTGTACGTTGATACTAAGTCGGACTCATCGGCTTTGGTTTTGCTCTCTCCATAATTTTGCTGGATAGTGCTTGAAGTTATGGTAAATCCAAGCGTGCCGTCCGCATTGCAGGAGATAAAATCGCCGTCACTGCCGAAGCCGCAATATTCTGTCAGCTCATCTTTCAGACTGCTTATCGGTTTGGACTGCTCATTATATTCCGTACCCGTGTAAACAGTGCCGCCGATTAAAACATGACCGCTATTATTGTTCTCACTGTCATCTCCCATATTAACAACAGACAACTCGTTGATGATGTTGAT